GTTCGATTGTTCCGCTAACGACTGCCCACTACACTCTAAGTGACTAGAGTGAGATTTTCGCGTTAGGTTGACTTCACATTGTTATTTTTATGGGTTTATCACAACTTGTGGATGGTCCAATGGCTGTAGCGATGCTTCTTTTGACCATTGGTGATGCTAGCTTTCCCAGGTGGTAGCTACCAAACATTTGTTGCTTGCTTTATTATTACATATAGTTGCCGGATTGCGGCCGTGCTGCTGCGTTCACTGCAGCTTTCATGTCGTTTATCATGGCTAGCGAGTAGGCGCCAAGTCTCACACCTAGTGCTTGGTCTTGTCCGCTGGGCCCCGTGCCCCATCAGAGGGAGCACGCTCTATTATTGTTCGGAGTACAACGCAACTCGCAACGAAAATGCTGTAAGTGTGGTACTTTCACTACCAATTAACGTAATTGTATCACCTGGTTGTGTAAACTTAGTGATGAATGTGTTAACCTGGCTGGTGCCGGCGGTGTTGACGGTATTAGTGTACGTGGTGATTGATCCATTGGAGCCAGACTTTAATGTTAAAGTCGCGCTCGTTTGTGCCAATCCCGTTCCAGTAAATACAAACACAATGAGTAGTGGCAATTGCGTGTTAAACGCAATTTGTGTTCCGCTAACCCATGTGAATGGTGCCATGCCTCCCGCTGCATCGATTGAAGTGCCAAATGGTGCTGCTGCTGTTTCACCAGTTGCTGTCATATAGCCAGCTATATTGGTGTTTTGAAACTGCGGGTTTTCCAATATTACACTGTATTCAACAAACAACTCACCGAGTTGTGTAGTGTTGTCTGCGTTCATCGCCGTGAGTGTGTGGAATTTACCACAATCATACGTGTTGTAAGTGCCTCCAGTGGATATCACGCCCTGTCGTATATAGCGAAACTCGTTGAGGGGTTTCACTCGCAGGACAATATCTTCCCATGGTGCTTCTTCCACATTGGGTACAATGCTAAACATTTGTGCACGTGACACTGGACTGTCGCCGGTTGGATCATATTGATAAGATAGTGCTACACGTCCCCTTTCGGAGGTTGCTGCAGCACTTACGTACGTAAATTCCAATTTGGTAAATTTGTACCGCTCATATCCTGATGATATTCCACTGAGCCATGGAAACACGCTTTGCAACCCAGGGTTGATAAAGTATGAATCAATGTTGGTGGTGACGTTGGCTGTTACTGGACCGATGTACTCGCGATGCGTGATCACGGTGGCACCTTGTTTGGTACTGTACTTTGGTTTTGCAACTCGTACTGTTTTGCTTGTTGCCACTGGGGCTTTACTGACGTTGTTGTTCGCCTTGAATTTCTGATTTCTTGTATTTCTTGTCATTGTTGGACTTGGGGTCTCGTTGATTAATAATTTAGTGATTGAATTAATCATCTGGCCATTTTGCTGTATTCGATTACGCTGGTTAAGACGCGCTCGAGCCCTACTTACTGCTGATCTTCTCTTGATTGGTGGTGCTAGGCTGCCTCTGAATCTGATACCCTTTGGGTTCTTCTCCTGTGCTCGCATTATCTTCGACGCTGCCTTAACCGCCAACGCCGCGATAGCCCTCTTCGGACCACCACCAATGTTCTCCCTAAAGAACTTGTCATCAGCCGCATTTCTTGCTTTGCTGTTTGTAGGGTGTGCGTAAGCACCATCATGTTTCTTGCATGTTGCATCGAATTCATCGTCTGCTGGTACTTTGCTCTTAATGCTTTGCTGATATTTACCAGCTGACCATCCTGGTCCACAATATTGACCGTGATATCTAATTGACATTTTATGTTGTTGGATTTGGGTATCCGTAGATCGGTTGATTATAATTCAAAGTGAGTGACTGTATTATAATCAGCCGGCACAATTTTGCTATAATCTATTTGGTAGTTGTCAAACTTGTTCTCATAGGCTCGCTGTTCATCAGGTGTGAACCCGAAAGCTAGCCAGAAAGAATATCTCGATACGGTGGTGGGTTCAGCATATTTATGCTTCATGTTCCGTGCCAACATGGCCATGCCAGTCTGCATGGCGCCATGTTCATCCACCTTCGTCTGCTTGTTTGACTGTTTATCATACATGTGATAGAAGGACTGCATCATGGGTATTCCGCTAGTCAAGCTCAGCCCACATTGTCCTATTGCCTTAAACCAAACTCTCGCCGAGTTTTCATTGTTTACTGGCAACACGGTCATTGTGTCTTTGGCTAGAGCTGTGCGTATGTTCCTTACCATGGTGTAGCCATTTGAAGTTTCAATGGGGTGCATTTGACAAAATTCAATTTGTTCTAATTCAGTTACTGGTGTTTCTACCGTCATTCTGAATCCAAATTCTACGAACCAACTATCGAAATCAACCATTAATTTGGCTAAATCGCGTTGTTCACAGAAAATGACGCAATCGTCTCCATTGTTTATGAGTTTGATAGACACCTGTCTTTCCTGAGCATATGTCCACACTAGGCCACACATTAGTAGCACGTTCCCCAACGCTGTGTTCATATCCCCTGAAAACCTTCTGCCTTCCACTTCATATTTCAATTTCCCATCACTACAATATCCACGACCTTTGTTAGCTATTTGCCATTTGAGCAGTTTTGCTAATTCGGGTGAATTGAATATCTTGTTGTATGTGGAATGTTCCCACCGTAACGCTGACGGAGAGCAGTGCATGTCAAATTTGACTGCATCTATGGGTATTGCCACGGGGTTGTCAAATGATTTCCATTTGCCTGCCACAATTCTACCAATTTGCTCCACGTTATATCCTTTCATTACTGTGGGTCCATCCCCGAAAATCCTGGCTATGGCTCTATATATCCTATGTTCCACTGCTTTGATGTATTTCCCTACCACCAAATTGTATCGTGGGTCACGTGGTTGTATACACCTGGGTGCCTTACCGGGTTTTCCTTTTTCTACCTTTACAAATGCCACACTAACGGCATCATCTCGATTTACAGATTTTATGCACAATGACTTAAAAGCGTTTTCATAGATGGTGCGTTTTCGGCCGGTATATGAATCCACTACTTCTTGTAGTGTTAACACGGATGGACTGCCAACATTTCTGATCACTTTATTTCTGAACTTATTAAGTCTTTTGTACGTCAATTCTTGAACCACGGGTGGCTCGACAAATTGACCGTCTATTTTGCAATAGTACATTCTCTCCAACAATGCACATTCTAGAGTATTAATATCACCATTAAATATTCCCAGACCCATGTCAGGTGATAGCCCCTCCAGATGGACATATGACCGGGTTTTCGCTCCGCCTGGATAGCGTTTTGTGATGAGGCGCGGATGCGTCAGTGAACTCTTAACTGACACCCCATCAACGCGTACCAGGCGTCCTCAATCAACATACGGTGGTCTTACGACCGTTGTATGTTGACGAGCTGCGTCGGGCCTCAACCCCAATGGTGTGTCAAAAGACTGGTCCATTGTGTTGAGTCTACCTCCGTCTTGCATGCTGTTTTGGTAGCCAGAGCAGTTGTTCCATATCCAGCGCATGAAACTCAGGTTCCCGTTGTAATCCTCTGGTGCATAATATCTTGCAATCCTATTGCGTGCGGCACGACTGTGTCTCCAGTCGTTTGCGTATATTTCAGCATCGTTTGGCAAGAAAACTGCTTCGATAGCTATCGGTAGGGTTCGCACAGAATCAGTAATGCTCAGGCCATGTTCTGCCATTGCATCCTTAATCATTTTCCGTGCTACCTTCTCGTTTGCTGGGTCTCGAGTTCGCCAATCTATCGACAATTTTACTTGGGCTACGAGAGCTTTAGTAAAATTGTTTCGTTGGCGATACATCACCCGACGGTGGTTGGTCACCCTGGTTTTGTCTTGGATATAAATAGACGTAGGATTTTTGATGTTGCCATCACTCTCCTTAATCCCAACCATGGGTGGTTGCATGAAGTTGTTCTGAACAATTGCATCCGAATTGTTCTGGTTGTCAAAATGAGCAAAGAATCTTTTAATAAATTCAAGGTTTTCGATCTGTTGCTTTTCCTCATGCGTTTTGAACATATCAGGTAAATTTTGGTGCGCTACAACACCGAGCGCTTTCTGTCCTGTTGTTTCCGATATGTATGTGGATAGCTCCTCTATATCTTCTACTGCCATCATACCATTGGTGAATTCCTGGTATTCTTCTGGTCTCTTCGAGTATTTATAGTAGGCATAAATGTGGGCGGCTGCATAGCCGATTGTTCCTGATACTACGAATATCATTTATAGCCTTCTGCGGTGGGAGTGTCGCAGATGTGTTGTTGTTAAAGAACTGGTTCGTAATTTGTTGCGCTCGTAAAGGGACTGTCGTTGATTGTTGGTCAACCGCTATTCTAAAGTTGCGTACAAAGAACTAGTGAAAATGTGTTAAGTTTTCTAC